TCAAGGCACCTTTTTAACTTTCATCGTCCTGCTGACGCACTTCCGCTTCACGTCTTCAGTGAACGCCTGCGTCCGGATGCTGTCACCGTTGAAGGTTCCGCCGGCGGCGGTCTCAACCACTCGCGCGGCACGCTTCAGCAGCTTTTCCGAGGCGGCGGCGTCCCAAATGGCGTCCGTCAATGGGCCGCACAAGCGCGCCATGTCGTGGGAGTTCGTCCGCGGCAGCGGATCGGGTTGTGCCAGGAGTCGTGCAGCCATCAGGATGTGGTAGCGCGCGGGCTTGTAGGCAGGGCTCAACACACCGTTACGAAAAAGGTATTCCAGCCGGTAATGGGCTGACGCTGCGAAATAATAAGGCTCCAACTTATCGGAATGACCAAAGATCGACTTCCCCACCTGCTGCTGAAGCAGCCGGTAGCTTCGAGTAGTGCGGTGCGGCTCTCCTAGGAAGATCGATGCGAAGGCGCGAATCAGCGTTGAAGGCGTCACTATTCGCGTCTTTTCAATGCCGGCTACGGCATTGTATTGCTTCGAGCGGCGCTCGTAGTACAAACGGTGCGATGCGTCGAATGTGTTGAAATACGCCTCTAGTCTCTTCTGAAAATCGCTCAGAGCGATCAGTTGCTCTTCCTTAACCTCAGTCTGCCGATTGGTGGCCTTCACTATCGCCGAAGTAATTTCTTCGTTGTCGGTGGCAATTAGGCGCAACGGCACCACTACCGAGTCGTCCAGAAATTCACGATTTTCAAAGAGCACGTGGCTGGTCTGACAACCATTTACTATCTGATAGTCCTCGATATGAAACCGATCGCCGGTGGTGCTCAAGTTCTTCGCGATAACCGTGACACCATTGTTTAGCAGGGCGAATAGAGCACGCTGGTCAGGTCGCTCTAGCGTGGATCGAATCTCGCTATTGACCGAATTGTAATCCTGAAAATCCCTGACGTTGTCGTAGAACAAGCCCTTGAGTATTTCGCTTCCGTCGTCGTGGAGGAGAGGAAGAAAGTCGCGCCACTTGAGCCATCCGAGGTAAGCCTCTTTTACGCCAGGTACGCCCGGGATCAACACGCGCTCTGGAAAATCGAAGTTCCTATGGATCGCATTTTTGCTCTGGTTGTACAGGCTCTGGATTTCAGCCGCGCCGATGGGTAGAAAATCGACATCCTTGAATATATTTTGTGCCTGCAAGTCTTGAATGACTGCGAGCCGTCGAGCGTTCAGGTTAGTGTCGCCCGTCCATGTACCCGTGGTCACGTAATATAGTCTGCAGGTGGGATTTCCGCGTTTGAAGCGGCTCGTCTTCGCATAGACCGCATTCACCACTGCGGCCGCAGCCTTAATCGCATCGTTTTGAGGGAGCGAAGGCTCAGCCTTGAAGAAGTCATTCACGCCAAAACCGAAGTTGCCGATCTGTGCAGCATCGAAGCCAGAGGAGCGTTTCGCCTGAATGAATATGAATTGTGCTTCGACGTAGCCGTTGGTTTCCGCGAGTTCCTCTACAAGCTCGGGATCATCCACCAGGGCGCCATTAACGATGATGGCGATGGCATCGATTCCGCAATCGGCGCCCGCTCCCGTGACCAGGTTGCGGGTGTCGAACGATTCGCCCAGATGGCGACTCACAGTTAGGTACGCCGAGAAGTGTTCGAACCTCTTGTCCTCGCGGAGCTTAGTTAGCTCGGCATCCTTGGAGAATTCGTCAAGTAATGACTTAGTGATCCGGTCCATCCATGCGCCCCTGTGGTTAGTTGCTCGAAATATAGCTCAACGACTCAACAACGGTCGCGCCGGACGTTCATGCGCAAAAAGGGCGCCCCTGGGGGCGCCGTCCGGTGCTTTATTGAATGGATCCGGGGGGCCTAGAATGGACCCTGATGTGACCGTTGCCCTCAAGGAACCTCCGGTAGCACGCCAGCATGACGTGCCACGCCTCCCTGGCGACCTCCGGTCCTGCTTCGAGCACCCGCCCATTTTCGTCAACGATGGCCAGCGATGCCCGTCGACCATCGCGTGTCCGCGCCGCGATGCCGTCGTATATAACCGCGCTCAGCTCGGCGTTGTGCAGACCGGTAAGCTTCTTTGCCGTGGCCGCGGCGACCTCGCGCTTCCTGGTTGTCATTGTGATTTCTCATTTTCGCAGGAGTTGTCGCGGATGCGGCCGCCGTGAGACAGCGCGCCTCCGTGATTCATCGACCGGTGCCCGAGGTAATCATAGGCATCGAGGCCGCCGAGTTGTTGACGGCCTCGGGGACCTTGCCGATTTCGTCTGCGAGGCGGAGGGCGTCAATTTCCGTGCGGACCGCAGTGATGTAGGTTCCCGCTACCAGCGCACTCGCCTTGGCGCGCTCGACCACAGCCCCGCCGACGTCGGGGTCGCCAAGCTGCTCCAACATCGCCACGAGGTGATTGCGAACGTCGGACATTTTGTTCTTCATGGCTTGCTCCTGCTATTGATCTTTCGCGTGAGGGCGCCCTTGAGCTGAATGAGCTGGGCGACCTCCTTGGGATATTTGGTGTGGTAGCTGTTTCGCCGCATCAGCTCGACCCGCGGCACAAGCTCGAGCGCGTCTAGGGTGATTTTCGCGGCCTCCGTGGTGTGCCTGCGTCGTTGGCGTGCTGGCACGGTAGTAGTGCATGGTCATGTCATTAGCCACGGGCTTTCTCCTTGTGCGCCGCGCGGCGGCGGGCAGTGGGCGGAAAGGGGATCGGTGCCGGCAGCACCATCGGGATCTGGCCGTAGAGCACGCCCCAATCGGCCTCGGCCTGGGTCAGGGTCGCGTGCAGGCCGGTGGAGCGGCCGCACTGGCATTCCAGGGAATGCCGGATCGCCGGCACATCCGCCTGCATGGTCTCGCGCAGGGTGCGGCCGTGGTGTTCGATGTGGCGCGGCGCGTGGCCGCCCTGTCGGCAGACGGCGAAGCGTCCGGCCGGGTGGGTGATCTGAACTTGGCGCATCAGCAATCCCCCTTCGTCGCGCGGTGGAAGCCAGTCACGTCACCGCCGTCGACCACGCCCGAGGCGATGAGTCGCGCGAGCATGTGAGCGGCCTTGGACGGCGGCAGTTCGGCCAGGGGCAGCGGCTCGTTCATGCTCGCCCCACCGTTCCGGCGGACCGTGGCGACCAGGGCCGCGAACGCCGGATCGGCGGCACCGGCGCGAACGCTCCCCGACCGCGGCGCCCCGTCGAACAGGTCCACGGCAGCCTGTCGCACGGCGACGGCGCGCGCGTCGGTCAGGGCGCCCAGGGCGACGGCCAGATGCAGTGCCCCGGTGACATAGGCCAAATGCTTGGCGCGCACTTGGGGGTGTCCGGCCATGTCAGCGCTCAACACGCCGGCCATGCGCAGGATCACGCCTTCGGTCTGCCCGGGCGTCAGCAGCGCCTGTTGCCGCGCGGCAGGATGAACTTGGCCCGTGGGTCGAGCCCGGCCCTCCGCGCCGCCTGCAGGACCGCGGGCGGCGTTGTTGCGCTCTTGGACGTTGGCCATGTCAGACGACCTCCGGGCGCGGGATGCGAAATAGGACGGCCAGGCGATCGAACAGGGCGCGCACCTCGAGGACGGCAAGGGCGAATCTGCTGTCGATTTCGGCATCGACCGACTCGTGCTCGGTGATGGCCTGGTCAAGCACAACGTCCGTGGCACGCACCGATCGCATGGAGAGGTCTTCGGACAGCACCAGGCTCAGGCGGTCGTCCACGGTCACGCCGACGGCGAAGCACTGTTTGCCGCCGCGCAGGTGCTCGCGGATCTCGTCCGTGTCCAGGTTCTGCCGACGCACGCGCACCAGGGCACCGGTTGCCGTTGCCGGATCGCGCAGTTCGGCCTCGTCGCCCAAGGTGATGCCTTGGGGGAGCTCCAGGGTGCTCAGCCAATGCGTCATGAGCCGCCGCGGGCTTTCTTCCGGTGCCAGCCGCACGGCGGGGAACGAGCCCAGGGCCGAGCGCAGTTCCGTCAGAACATCCTCCGCCCGCTGGCGCGTGCGCGTATCGACCACCAGCCAGCCGTTGTCCAGGTCGATCCATCCGGCGGTGTTGCTGACCGTGACCATGGCGCGCGGCAGGAGCTCGTTCAGAACGTCATCGCGGATGGACCGGCGCTCGCGCCCGCCGACCTTGCGGCCTTCCTCCTGGGAGATCTTCTCCACGCGCTTGGCGATTTCTTCGTTCAGGGCGCTGGCCTTCAAGTCCCGTGCGCGCACCTGGTAGACGAAGCCCAGCACGTTCTCGTGGCAGATGCCCAGGCGGTCGTCGGTGCGGCCATAGGGCGAAACGAAGCCCGTTGCGGCGAACTCCATGGGGCCGGGCTCACGCACTCGGTAATCGGCCAGCGCCTCCAGGATGTCGCGCACGTGCGGCCGAGGCGGGGTGCCGAAGCGGAAAGCAGTCAGATTTCTGGGAAACATGGTGGCCTCAGCGGTGGACGATGTAGGGTGCGGCGGCAACGAAGACGGCGCTGGTGAGGATCACGCCGGTGATGAAGCCGACGAGGACAGACGGGTCGCGCGTGGGGCGCGGGATGGCCAGGCCTGCGGCCAAGTGGCCGGTTGCCGTAAACTTGCGGCGGGGTCCGAGTGACGCCGCCATGCTGATCTGCTCTTTCATGAGTACTCCTGGGTGGGTAGGGCGGCGGCGCGTGGGGAGTGTTACGAGCACTCCCCCGGGCCCCGCGGTGTTGCCGGTTGCGCGGCTCATTCGGTAGTGGGCTTCTTGAAAATCCAGCAGCGCACGTTGCTCGACTTCTTGCCCTCGGTGGCCGCGGTCTCGCCCTTCGCGCGGATCGGGCTGTACACGCTCCTGTTGGCCTCGATGAACTTGTGGACCTTGCTGGTGGGCAGGTGCTCGTGCAGTTCGCTCAAGGTGGGCAGGTCGCGCCACCGTTCGCCGGCGCGTTCCAGCCATTCGTTGAGGTTCACGGCGATCTGGCCCTTGTCGGCGCTGTGATTGAGGTACGGCATGAGGTTGTTGCTGCCGTTGAGCTCGTAGAAGCGCTCCCAGAAATTGCGCACGATGGGATGGTCCGAGCCGATCACGGCCTCTCGCTCCACGATCATGCGTTTGATCTGCGCGTAGGTTTCCTCGCGGAAATCGGCCATCGCCGGCACAACGATTTCCATCGCTTCGGCCATCGCCATCAGCTGGCCGTGGTTCTTGGCCAGGCGGATCGACTTCACTTCCTCGATCGCCATGAGCTCGGCTTCGTAAACGGGCATGCGAGCTTCAAAGCGCTCCAGCACTTGTGCTTCGGCTTTGGCCGCGGCGACGACGAAGTAGCTCAGAACGTCCGCGCCCATAGCATTCAGCTGGTCAGACTTTTTCTTGCCATCGGGCGTGTGCCCCTCTCGGGTCATAAAGACGTGGCAGATGCGCTGCATGACCGCATCGTCGGCCTTCACCGGACGGTTCTGCTCGATGACGATCGACCCACGGAACGGCGGCTCGTGCGTTTCGTTGCCGGCGTTCTTGACGCCCGTCGTGCGGGTGGAGCGACCGTTGTAGAGCGATTTCAGTTCGTTGTAGTCGAACTTGAGTGCCTTGGCGCCTTCATCGCCGCGGTCGCCTTCCATCAGCACAACAGGCAGATTGGCGACCTGCACGAAGGTGCGTGCACGACCAGCGGCCGTCGACTTGGACGGGTCGAAGCCTTCGTACGTCGGGCGCCCGGTGAGGCGGTTAAGGAAGGTCACCAGCGAGGTTTTGCCGGATCCGGCCTCGCCCACCATTTCGAAGAACGGAAAGCTTTCCTGCGAGGCGCGTACCTGCTCGGCGTACAGCGAGCCGAACCAGAACGCCAACGCGACCAGCCCTTTGCCACCATACACGTCGCGCACCAGGCGAGGCCAGTCTTGATTGAAGCTGTTGGCGTCCAGACTGATCGTGTGCGGGACGCTGCTGGTGGTTTTGACGTTGGTCTTCTTGTCGAGCTCGAAATATTCCTCGTCGTTTACCTCGAACACGCGACCATCGCGAATCGCGACATTGCCGAATACATAGGCGCGGAACTCGCGGGTGTACCCGATGAAATCGATGGTGTCGACCTCTTTCAGTCGCTCCAGACGGTCATCGAACGTGCGCGACAGCTTTTCCTTGCTGCCCTTCCAGCGGGCGCCTGACAGCAGCGACAGCAGTCGAATGTCGAACTGCGCCGGCGTGGCGACCTGCTCGGCGGTGAAGGCCGATTTGACCGGGCGCTTGCGCGCCATTTTGATGTTGAAGAAGTACTGTGAGTCGTCCGTGATCGCGCTGCGCTGGAAGTACAACGGCTCGGGCAAGCACGTTGCAATTTTGGCGACCGTGCATGCCTGCTTGAGCACATCCTCCGGTACGTCGTCGTCGCTATCCTCTTCGGCCTCCTTGTCGCGGAACGCCTGCTTTGCCTTTTCCAGGCGCTGCTCGTTCAGTTCGAACCAGTAAACGCAATCGCCGAAGTCGAGCGGGAACGTGTTCTGCGGGTCGCGCTTGTACATGCGGCACGCCTTGTCCATCGCCGTGGGCGCGACGGAGATACGACCCTCATGCCGGTAGTCCGTGATGTGCGTGTCGGTGAGCCGCCCGCGCTGGTGAGCGTCGTTCCAGTCGACCTTCTTGGCGCCGGGCAGCTGCGGAATGATCGCGGCTGTGGCGTGCCAGCCGTCTGCATGCGACAAGCGCAGGTGCTCGTCCAGATACTCGCGGCCGCCGCGATCGCCGTCGGGTGCCCATACCAGCTTGGGCCGCTTTGCACCCTCCGGGAACAGCTGCGCGAGCGTGTGGCGTGGGTAGTTGTGGTTCGAAATGGCTGAGATGGCCGCGATGCCGTTTAGGCACAGGGCGATGGCGTCGAAAATGCCCTCGGTGATCCAGATTTCGGCCGCCTGCAGCACGTCGATGAGCGCGGCCGGCGGAACCCAGGCATATCCGCGGTAAGACTTGCCGTACTGGAAATGCGCTTTCTGCTTGCCGAAGCGATGCGGCCGGTCGATGATCCGTTCCCAGTAGCCGCGCCCGGGCAGGTCGAAGCGCACCGTTGCCGACCCAATTCCGAGGTCACGGTTGTGGTAGTAGTCCTGCGTGTAGCAGCCGTTGAGACGACCGATTTCGAACCCGCGCATGTTGACCAAGTACGCGTCAGCTGCGGCCTGGGGCGATTCGAGGGTTTGCGGATAGCGGTCCGACCACGACTGAAACAGGTCGTCGTAGAGCTCTTTGACGTAGCCTTCCCAGCCGCACTTCGACTTGCGGCCGCACCACAGCTTCCAGGGCGATTCCGCACTGGCCCACACTTCCTTCTTGCCGCACGCGGGGCACTTGCCCTCCTGCAGCCATTTCGAGCCCGGCCGCGCCTTAAAGCCGAACTCCTGCTCCAGGCGCCCGGTGATATCGCGGTGGAGCGACGCGTCCATCTCGCTCATGCGGTGCGCGTCCCCAGGTACGCGGCGGCCTGCTGGGCGCTCTCTGCCGTGAGCACGATGGCCAGGCGATCGGCGCGCAGGACGGCCATGTCGGGCTCCCACGGCCCGATCGACACCTGGTCCGGGCGGCACGTGAAAATCAGCGACGGTTCTTCATCGGCGGCGGAGCGGCCGAGCAGGACGCCGACCCAATCGCCCATGAAACCGTTGCGCAGTTCCAAGGCTTGGCCGCATTTGGTGGTGATGATGCAGGCGTCGTTCGTCACAGGGTGTCCTCCGTGATCGCCACGCCAAGGAACTCGCCCAGCTGCCGCGCCTGGACCGTAGGCAAGTAAACGAAGAACCCCTCGGCCTGTATCTTCACTGTGCCAGCCGCATCGTATTTCGAGCCATGCTTGAGGCGAATGAGCGGGTCAGCGTCGGTGACATACGAGGCGACTTCACCGCCTCGCTTGGATCGAATGCCGAAGTAGTAATAGATTTGGTTCGAGGCAAGCGACCGGTTGCGGTGGACGGAGAGCTCTTGCCCATTGATGAGGCGGAAGGTGCGCATGTCGTTGCTCATGCGACCACCTTGGCGAGCGCCACGAAAGCGAGGATCGACGTGGCCTCGGCCGGGGTGACCGGCACAAACGCGTTGCTCGTGCCCATCATCAAGCAGTTGCCGTCCACCACGCGCACGCTGTCCGCCGCGACGATGGCGCCGAACACAATGCGCTGCTGCAGATGCTTCCGGTCGAACGCGGTCACGTCGATGCCGTTGGGCACCGCGCGCATGTGCAGGATGCCGCCGGCGGCAAGGTACAGGGTGATTTCGTGTGCCATTAGCCCACCTCGCCTGCAGTGATGTTTCGCAGGAACGCTTCGATGGATGCCGCTTCCGCGGGTGTCAGCACGATCGAGGTGTCGCCGAGCCACAGCACCGTTTGCGTGGCACGAGAGCGGCGGAAGATGACGGCGCTCAAAGGGCACGATGTAACGATGGAACTGGTGATCTGGTCGCCGTCGAGCGAGGCGACGATAACGTTGTCGTCGGTCCGCACGTTGAGTCCGAGGTTAAGACCCATGGCCAGTGGCATGGCGAAGTCACAGGCGAGGCGCAGCATGCGCAAGGCGTCCGCGGTCATGCCTTGTCCTCCAGCCCGAGCGCGTGGCGCACGTCATACAACGCTGCGGCCAGGCGCACGTCCACCGTGTGCAGCAACTCGTAGGCATCGGCGTGGGTGATGGTGCCGTTGGCCCAGGCGGAGACGATGCCGGTGTGTGCGGCATAGGTGGCCTGAACGGCATTGGCCAGTTCTTCGGCGGCGCGAGCACGCGCGGCCAGGCTGTCGCTTTCGCGATCGCTCATGGTGGGATTCCTTTGTGCTGTGGAATCCGCCACGCCGCTGCTAAACGGGGTGGCGGACGACGCGGGGTTAGCAGACCGGGCACAAAGGAAACCGGCGAGCCGCAAGGCTCCCCCGCGTCGCCCGCCATAAACGGGGTGTCGCGGTACGCGCTGGCCCTGACGATGCGGACATGAAAAAAGCGCCGGCATCGGTCGATGGGCGCTTGCGCGCCTCTGTGCTGTCAGGCTGCTAAACCCGATCGCCGATTGTGCGGCGATGGATGGAGCATCGCGCCGTTGTGGGGCGGTTGTCAATAATGTGATCAACATTTCGATGGGCATCGTCAGGAAGGGATGACCGGCCCCCGTGTGAGGCCGGTGCGTTCGATGGGTGGCTCAGTGGCGCGTCGGCGCCGCGGTGGGTTGCGAGGCGGCCAGCACCGCGCCCAGCGTCTTGATAAGTGCCTCGCCGATGACTTCGTTGGGCGGCAGGTCGATACCACCGTCCAGTTCGATCTGGAGCACCAGAACGCGCTTCTCCGGCGTGCCGCTCGCGTCGGGCGGTGACGTTGGAGCGGCGGGCACGCCGCGCGGGTCATCGGGATACAGCCTGATCGCCTTGGCGATGACCCGCTTGAAATCCCGTGTACGCACTGAGTCGATCGCGCCGCCAAGAAGCGGGAACGAGTAAATGGTCGTCAGCAGGACCAGGAGGCGGTCAAGCGGAATGGCCGCAATGGTCGAGCGACCGGCAGACGCCACAAGCCGCCCGTCGACCTGGTATGGCGGAACGTTGAGGTAGACGGTGCCGAGCGCGTCGAGGTCATCGAAGAACCGCTGCATCAACTTCGCCGGATCGATGTTCAACTCGGCACCAACGGCGGCCCAAGAGAGGTAGTGCGCGCCGGCGTGCTTGATGATGGCGCTTCCCCCGTGGCGGGTCTGCAGGTGGGCGACAACGCCGGCGACGGGGGCGCTACTGGATGAGCAGGTATGCATGGCAATCTCCGATCGACAGGCAAGGGGAGTCCGTTCCGGCCTCCTGTCGAAAGGCCGGTGGATGCAGAGCGATGGATCACGCCGCTAAGGCGTCAGTGGAGGGGGTGGCACCTTCGGCGCCCCTCGTCGGGCGGCGTGGCACCAGCGCGCGTGTTGGCGCGTTCCTCGGCAAGGCGGATGAGCTCGGCAGCAGTAAAACAGGCCACCTGGTTCGATACCGGGTTAACGACACGCACGACATCTGACGTCGAGCAATCGATATCGATCCACGCCGGCTGCGTGCGCGATTGGTACGTGGCAAGCGCGCTGACGGCGTAGGCGTGTGCCTTGAAGGCGCATTCCACCTTGTGCTCAGCCATCAGGTGAGCGGCGCACGCCGTAATGAGCTGGTCTTCGTCCAGGTGCTCGTTGTCGTGCTGCTCGATATAGCGCAGTGCGGCGTAGTGCCTGCCGGCGCTGATCACTCGTTCGTCGCGTGGATCGACGGGAATCATGGTGGACACGGTACCCCCTGTGGTCTCGGTCAGCGGTAGATGACGGGCACGATCTTGCCGTCGATGACGGTCATGGCCGGCATGGTCGGGCTCACCTTGCGCGGAGCGGATTTCCGTGGCGCGATGAGAATGTCGTTGTCACGGCGCGCGACGAGCGGAAGATTAATCTCCGCGTTCGGCGTGGCGCTGGGCATCGTCATACGCACGATCCCCAGCTGCATGACGAACTGGCATCCGCACGCCAGGTTCGTGCACTGTGCATATTGCTCGGTGACCAAGGGGCTCAACCGGCGCGACGAGTAGATCGTGGCGCGCGATTGGCAATGGGGGCAGTTATGTCCGGGTCGCTGACGGCGAGCGGTCATCGTTCAAGCCTCGTTCGGCGTGTTCGCCGGATGCTGTGCGCGGTAAAGGGGAATGCCCAACAGGTAGACTTCACGCAGCAACGCGCCGCGGGTGATGCCTGCCGCCTCGGCCAGGTCCTCCGCTTCGGCCCGTTCCTGCGGATCGAGGCTGAACGCGACGCGCACGTACTGGCTGTCGCCACGTGGGGCATAACGTTTCGGAGTTGATGAGGAATTGGACATGCTGGGTTACGATGTGAATGTGGCTAACAATTGCCATGCTATCCCTCAGGGGGAGGGATTGCAACATGTTACCCGTGGAACTTCCTCAATGCGCGGATCACATTCCTCGAAGAGCGGCTTTTTCGCTCCTGTCGAGTCCGGCTCGCGGCCGGCGCCGGACGCCGGCGACATCATCGACCGGATGCAGCAGGTCTTCGGCGTGGCCACCGATGTGGCACTGGCCGAGAAGCTCGGCCTGGGCAGGAAGTCGACCAATAACTGGCGCGCCCGCGACTACAAGCCGCTAGACGCGTGCCTGGAGCTTGCCGTCGAGCGTGGCGTTTCGATGGACTGGCTGGTGTTTGGCGAGGGGGAACCGCTGCGCGGTGCAGCTGCCACGGTCTTGGACGACGGCGCCGTAGTACCGAGCGGGCACGTCACTGTGCCGCGCCTGCTCGGCTTTGATGCTTCCAGCGGCCCTGACCAGCTCGTGCTCCCTGAACTCGTCGTGCGGCGTCGCGCGATCGTTGCCGACATCGGTGCGCTGCGCTGGATGGTCAATCCCACCGACGCTCTTGCGCCGCGGCTGCCTCAAGGAAGCGTGCTGCTGGTCGATACATCAGTCACGCGTCACGAAGACCTCGTGGATGGCGAGACCTATGTGGTGCAGCTGTGGGGTCGTGTCAACGTCCGCCGCATCTTCATCATCGGGCACAACGAGTACCGCTTGCGCGGTGACAGCGAGCTTGAGCAACGTCGCGACGTCACCGGTCCCGAGTATAAGAACCTCACGATTGGCGGCCGTGTCGTAGACGCAATCTGAGGGACGTGGGTGTATATTTCCGCTTGGGGAATCTAAGCAGAAACTATCCATGATCGACCGTGCAAGGGACGCTTGGGGGACTTGGTGCGAACGCATCGGGTGGCCAGCCAAGGTCATGATCAACATCGCTGCCGCTTTTGCATACATGGCAGCGTACCTGTGCCTCCGCGAGGCATCGAACGACCAATGGTATCTGCCGGCCGGGTTGCGCTTCGCCACCCTGCTCGCGATGCCATACCGGCTGTGGCCCGCGCTCTTTGTTGGCGAGGTGGCGGCGCTGTCTACGTTCCGCGTCCGTATGGCTGCCGAGTACGGTTGGTTGTACTACGCGGCGAGCACCGTCCTGGCGTGGCCCATCGTGGCGGTGATCGTCCGGCAGGTGCGTCGCGCCACATCGTTGCCCACACTGAGCTCCGCAACTGACGCTGTGGCGCTCGTCGTCGCTGGCATCCTTTCCGCGGAATTGGTGAGCGTGGCGAACAAGGCGGTGTCGGCCTACCTGCGGGCGGGCGGCGGCGAAATGGTCTACGGCGACCTCATTGTCTACTCGCTGGGTCACCTGCAGGGCATTCTGCTCGCCGCGCTCGGCCTGCCTGTCGTCGCACGATGCATCGCAGTACGGCGCCTTGCGCGTCCTTTCGCGGTGGAGTCGGCCTGCGCCGTTCTGGTGTGCGTAGCGCTGGCCAGCGCTGTGTATGTTGCTTCGCCCGATGACGTCACCGCGTTGATGGCGCTTCGCCTGTGCATGCTGCTGCCGTCAGTGGCTCTGACGTTTCGCCACGGCTGGCAGGGCGCAGCGGTCAGTTCGATCGCAGCCAACGTGGCGCTCTTCGCGACGATCCCTCATCAGGATGCCGGTCAGGTCGATGGCCCGGCGCTATTGATGCAGGAAGCCTTCGCCTTCGTAGCCGCGTCGTTGTTCGTGCTGGGCGCCCGGCTTCATCCTGTGTCCGTCACCATGGGATCCATCGTTGCGGATGCGGCCGACGAGAGGCGTCTCGTCCGCGAGCACCTCGAGGCGCAGGAGCGTCGGCAGCGTGATTCCGCGCTTCGCGCCGAGGCCCTGCAGCGCGAATCGCGCGAAAGCATGCGTCCGGTGTTGAACCTGCTTCGCAAGCACGGTCAGGCCGAGGCGGCCATGAACCTGGTCGGCATGGCTCACACGCAGTCATCGCAGTTTGAGCGACAGGTCATCGACAGCATCTACCCGCTGACCTTGGAGCGCTTTGGTTTTTTTGCCGCGTTGGAGTCGGAGGCTTTTGTCGCCCATTTCGGCGCCGTGCCCTTTCACCTTGACCTTACCGGCTCGCCGTTCACCGTGGCCATGGAAACGAACCTAGCCGCGTACCGTGTCCTGGGCGAGGCGATCGATCATCTGGCATCGCTGGACCCGACGTCGGTCAGTGTACGGATTCACTGCGGGCGCAAGGCCGACGGCCGTGGTGCGGTGAGCATGGCCATTCGCGCGATCGAACCGGGTGTTACCGGCCGGTCCTCGTCACAGCGCGCTCGCCTGGCTCAGTTGCGCAACCGCGTCGCCGCATACGGCGGCTCTGTGCACACCCGTGGTTATCGTATGCGCCTCATCGTTCTGGACGAAGCGCCCGCGCCGTCGGCGGCTCTTGAGGATGTGTCGCTGCCCTCGAACGTTCGGCTGCTGCGCGAGGTCGCGACGGTGCACTGACACTGATGCGTAGTCACAAAAAAAGGGCCCGCAATGCGGGCCCTTTTCATTCGCACGCGCCGGCGCTATTTCACGAAGACCTGCCAGACGAGCACGCCATCGCTCTCCACGCGACGAGCCACCGTGATTGTGCCGTCGTCGTACACAACGTCCGTCCAGGCGGGCGCGATCGCGACCTGCTGTACCGCATCCGTGCCCACCGGCAGGGCCAGTACCGAGCCACTGACGATCGTGAAGGCTGCACGCGGCACGCCAGCCGCATCTGCGACCTCGACGTAGCGCAGACCCTCGCGGGTGAACTCGAACACCTGGTACTCCGGCGACAGGCTCAGGTTGCTGCTGGCCGGGCTGGTCTTGCCCAGCTCACTCGAGCTGGCTACGGCGGCGCGGCCCTTGGGCTTGCCGTTGTCGCCCGAAGCGCAGCAAACCGGCTCCGCGGCCCAGCTGGCGGTGAGGGGTGCGAGCAATAGCAGTGCCGCGAGTGTGTGAATCGATTTCATGAACGCTCATCTCCTGGTAGTGACACGTGGTGCGCCGGCACTGTCGTTCCTGGCTCGGGTGCGGGCGAAGTCTGCCACGCCGACGCGCTTGAATTGTTTAGGCTGCGGCCTCGGTGTCGTCGGTCGCTTCGTCGTCTTCATCCTGCGCCGGGTGGTCGCTGGCCGCGGCCTTATTCTCTAGCTCGACGTGCGTGGTGTAACCGCCCGAGCCGGTCAGCCGGTGGGTCGCCTTGGCCACGATCCACTCGAACGCGCCAATGACTTCACCCCATCCTTGCAGCGTCACGGGCATTTCCGGCACGAGGTCCGGGCGGCCGGCAGCCAGCTCGAGTTCGAACGTGGCCGCGCCCCTCTTGATGCGTGCCATTTCTGCGGCCGCCGCGCGCTTGGCCTCGGCCGGGCTCGCGTATTTCCCGCGCAGCACCTTGATATGTCCTTTCTCGCCAGACAGCGCGGTTTTGCCTCGTGCGGCGTCGACGTCGTGCCAGCCTGCGCGTACGCCTGTGTAGGCGTCACGCTTGGCCTGATGAAAGCGGTGACGGTCACCGGTCGCGCGGGTCAGGGTGAGCGTGGGAAGCGTCGTACCGCTGACGGTGGTGGCCTTGCCGACCGGCCCGAAGATCAGATAGCCGTTCTTCACCGTGGCCACGGCATCCCACATCTCGCCCAGGCGGCGCAGCATGGCGATGTCGCTCTCGGTCTGGTCGATCTGTTCGACGGTGACGCTGGCCAGCGCCGGCGACACGCGAGGCGTGAGGCCGTTCTCGCCGGCGATCACCTTCACCACGTGACCGATCGTCGTATTTGAGAAGCTGCGTTCCTTGCGGGTGTTGATGCCGCTGGCCAGCTTCGCGCTGCGACCGCGCACGGTGATCATGTCCGGTGTGCCAGCGTGCTCGATCTCATCGACCACATACGTGCCCTGCAGCTGCACGCCGCTGCCATCGAAGCCCAGCATCACCGCCACCGTGACGCCGGTCCTGGGCAGCGACAGGCGCCCGTCGGTGGCATCGAACGAGAGGTCCAACTGGTCGGCATGGCCGGCGCGGCTGGTGGTGATGGTGAGCTCGGAGAGCCGCGGGCGCAGGCGGTCGGTGAGGTCGGTACCGTCGATGGTGACGCGGTAGTTCGCCCGGGTGAGGGCATTGGCGTCGGCCATTACTTCGCGGCCTGCTGGCTGGTTTCGGGCTTCTCGTTCGCGGGCATGCTGTCGTCGCGCGTGAGCGTCAGGGAGAACTCGACCAGGCGCGGCGTACCGTCGGCGAAATGGCCACGCTGCGTCGTCTGGAGGCTGTCGATGTGGTAGGTGCCGTAGACGTAGCCGGCGCCATCCACGAGCAGGTAGGCCTCGCCACCGCGACCCATGTCCTCCAGGCGTGTGATCGAGGCCAGCGTGCCGGTGACGCTCGGCGCGACGGTGCCGGCGAGGTTGATCTGTTCCTCGCCGGGCCCGAGCTTCTGGTAGGCGTCGCGGTCGCCGACACGCACCGCCGCCGCGTGCTTGAACTGCATGGAGCGTTGCAGCTTGTCGTAGCCGGCCGTGGAGGTGCCGAACGGGAAGGGCCCCAATGCAAGCATGTACATGGTCAATCCTTGTCGTGGTAACTGGAGCGCGACTCGGCAGCGCGTTTACGGCGCTCGTTGGCGAACGCATCGTTTACGGCGCGAGTAGCCTCTTCGTGGGACATGCCGCGTGCGTCGACGTGCACCTGATAGGTGTCGCCGCCACCGCCGCGCATCGGGATCGCCTGGGGTTTAACGATGTTGCCGCCGACGGCGCCGCCGCTGCCGACCGGATTACGGGCGATCGCCTCGGTGATCTGCCGCGCGCGATCGCTGTCGCCAGGCATGATCCACTGGAGCGGCTCCGGGCTCGTGGTGGATCCACCGTTGATCTTCTGCCACATCGCGTACAGCCGCTCGATCACGCCACGCACCGCCTGGATCTTCGACTCGATCCAGCCCAACGCCGCGGCCGCGGCATCGCGCACGGACGACCACAGGCCGGCGAAGAAATCCCGCACCGGCCCCCAGCTGGTGACCACGAAGCCCGCGGCGGTACCGATCGCCTGGCCCAGCAGGACGAAGAGGCGGACGCCGAAGGTGATCGCTTCAATGACACCACCCATCACGGCGCCGATGACCCGGCCGAAACCCGCGCCATTGGCGCGCGCGGCGTCCAGCTGCTGCGTCGTGGCCTGCACGGGCTGGATCAGCTGGGTAAACCACTGCCAGGCCGATTGCAACCAGCCGGCCAGCACGCCGAACGCATCCGCCAGCGGTGCGAGGGCGACCTTCACGCTGGCCAGCGCTGGCGACACGCCCTGAGCGATACCCTGGCCTACGCCTTCGAACCAGGCGGTGATCGGACCCCAGTATTTGCGGACGGCCAGCGCCACGGCGGCCACGACGACGATCAGGCCGCAGACAATGGCGACGGTCGTCATCGAGGCGCCTGCGATGCCCATCAGCACGCCGCGCGCAGCAACACCCACCCGCGACAGCAATCCGGCTTGTGCCGCCCCGCCTGTGGCCGTGGAGGCGGCCGCGGCGCCGGACCCCGTAGCCGCGGCCGCGCCACCCAGGATGCGGGAGAGCGCCAGGCGAATGCCAGCAGCCTTGAAGGCGAAGCGAAGCATGGCCAGCTGACTGAGCAAACCGCCCAGGGCGATCATCAGTCCGCCAGCGGCGGTCATCAGCACGCCGAAGCCGCCGGCGGTAACGGTAAACGCCTTGGCGATGCGCGGGTGCGCCTCGGCGAACCGGTTCAGGCCCCGCACGATGGCCACGAGCTTACTCAGGCCGGCCACGTACATGGGCAGCACCTGCGTGCCGAGCTCGCGATAGAGATCCCGCTTCTTCGCCTCGAGGTCGATTTCCATCCCGCCGGCGGTGCCGCGTGCTTCGTCGTACAGCGCATTGACGCCGTAGGCCTTGGGCACGGCCGCCAGGTGCTTGGCGATGTTGGCCCGCTCCAGATACAGCGAGGCGAACAGGTCACCACCCTTGCGGCCGGAGAAGAGCGCATTGATCTTGCTGACGACCTGCTGGTCGGAGAGCGCGCCGTGCGGATTGATCTTGGGGATGACGCGCGTCATCAGGTATTCGAACGGGTTGCTGCGGTAGAGCTCGCCTTCCTTGAGCGCGTCGGGCAAAACCTTCTTCACGTGGCCCGTGGTGCCGTACAGCACCGAATCCTTTTTCAGCAGGCCGAGCTTGTAGAGCTCTTCGGCCGACTGCTGGGTGGAGCGCCCGGCGGCCCAGTTCTGATAGCCGGTGGCCAGACCGGTACCGGCGCGGTGACCGCCCATTTCCTGCATCGTGTGCAGCAGGCCGAAGAAGAACGAGGTGTCGTCCAGCTGCTTGGCCGCGACGCCGCCGGTCTTGATCATGTTGAGCAGGTCTTCGGGCTTCACCAGGCCGCCCGAGCCGACGTAGGCCTGCGTGGCGAAGTCCAGCACGCGTTTCAGGCTTTCCGGATTCTTCGCCGCGCCGCGCAGCTCGGCAACCTTGAGCAGGTCCATGAACATGGTCTCGGCATTCTGCCCATGTCCCTCGCCATGGCCGCCCTGTGCCATCACGGCCTCGATGCCGAACTTCATGCGGGCAAGGTAGGGCGCGACCTGCTCGGCCTCGTGCATGTCGCGCAGGACGCTGTTGGCTTCCTTCACCAGCTTGAGGTTGTCCGTGGCGCTCGACCCGATCACGTCCATGCCGTGGGCGAACTTCACCGCATCGGCCACGGCGGCGTCGCCGATGCCCTGAGCACGGAGTTGGGAGACCTGCACCTGGAAGGCCTTGGCCTCATCGATCGTCGGACGCACGGCCGCGATGACGCCCTGGCCGGTGGCCAGTGCCGCGGCACCGCCCACGGCCAGGTGGGCGCCGGTGGCCTGTGATTGCTGCATTTGCGATCGCGCGGCGCCCATCCGGCGCTGCTGCTCGCTGATGGCGCCCAGTTTCGTTTTCTGCGTGGTGAGAGCGGCGTTGGTGCCCTCGATATCGGCGCGCAGCTGCTTTTCGAAGCTGGCCAGCTTCTTCGTGTTGACCCCGGCCGATGCCATCTGCGTGTGTACTTCGCGCAGTTTCACCGCGTGCGCGCTGTACGCGCGTTCCGCACCTTGCACCGCGGCCTTGGCCTGAACCAATGCTGCCGTCTGCTTCTTCGTCGGGTTCACGGCGGCGTTGTGGGCTGCCGTGACCGCCTTGAGATTGTCGCGCGCCGTCTTCAGCTCGCGCTGGAGCTCGGCCGTGCCGCGTTTGAGGTTCTTGAACGCGTTGACCGTGCCTTGCGTTTTCTCCAGCTCGCGCAGGCGATCGCGGGTTTCCTTGAGCGCCTTGGCCGTCTTGCCCGACTCGCCGCTGATGGATCGCAGCGGCGCGGTGACCTTCTCGACCATCGACAGCAGCACTTTGAGGCTAAGGTCCATATCACTCCTGTTTCGCGCCGCTGCGTTCGACGGCGCGTTCGTGCCACACCATGAGTTCGGCAGGCCCCATGCTGTCCATGTCGCGGGGCGCCCAGTGGAAGACGACGGCGAGATCCGCCATCACGTCCTCTACGCGGTCAGGAATGAGTCCTTCGCCTGCTTCGTCAACAAAAAACCGGAGACCTCCGTGGCGATCTGTACCAGGTCGGCCGGATCCAGCGCGGCGACCTCGGGCTTGGTAAGCGTGGGCACGGTGATGCGCGGCAGGACGGTTTCCAGGGCGGCCACGTCCATGTTGAGCAGGTTGATGAGCGAGGTGCCACGCAGCTCGCCGGCAGTGGGCTTGCGGACCATGATCTGGGTCAGCTGGCCGTCGCCGCGGGCGATCGGGGTTTCGAGGGTGACGGTCTTCTGCACGATTTCCATGGGTGTTCCTTGAGAAAGGTGTGGCGCTCGGGTGCGGGCGCCGTGGAGTGAGGGAGGCGCGCTATCGCTGCCGGGGCAGCGAGTCGGTTTAGACGATCCAGGAACCCATAGCCGCGCGCTGGGCGGCGAGCACGTCGATGCCGTCAACGATGAGGATGTTGTTCAGCGCGTCGTACTCGATCATGACCTTGCCGTTGATGGTCTCGCGGTAGTACGCGCACGGCATGGTGTATTTGAAGTCGCCGACGGTCTGGGTCTTTGCATCGCCCGGATCGATTTCCTTGTAGCGACCGCGCACGTAGACCTCGACGGAATCGTAAGCGCCGGTGGCGTCGTTCTGGTACGCGCCGACGAAGCGCAGACCCACGGCATCGACCGTCGTCGCGGCGTACGCTCGCAGAGCGGAAATCAGGAAGCCGTTGCCCGAGAACGAGCACTCCACCTTGTCCTGACCCATGTCGATTTCGACCGGGCCGGCCATGCCGCCGTTGTTCACGTCCTCGGTCTTGCGGGTGAGCTTGGGGCGGGTGAACGACGAGATGAGGCCAGCCCAGTTGTCGCTGTCCTGGAACACGTTGTAGTTCTTGAGCACGCGGGGGAGGCTCATGGGTGTATCTCCAATGCGAGGAAGGTGCCGGCAGGGTCAGCTGCCGGCGAGGGGATCAGCCGACCGACACCGCGGCCGAGAGCGTGGCGAAGTAGGTGTCGGTGAAGCTCTGCTTGTTGGTGACCTGCTCGAACGGCGGCACCGGCGTGTATTCGTAGGAGATGGCGAACCGGCCGTTCTTCATGTCGTCGGTCGAATTGAGCGACGGATCGAACCAGGCTTTGCCACCCAGGATCTCACCCTCGCGGACCATCTGGCGGATCTTGCGGTTGAAGCCGTCGATGACCTCGCGGATGAGGATCGCCGAGGCCGGCTGGTCGATGTACGGGAACACAGCCTCGGCCATCGAGTCGGCCAGCACCTGCGCCGTGCGGGTGTAGGACTCGAAGATGTACGTCGCCGAATCGCACGTGCGCGAGCCCCAGAAGCGGAAGCCCTCACGGCCGATGAGCGTGGTGATGCCCTGGGCGTTCAGCAGGTCTGCGTCGGTACCGGTCTGCTGCAGGGCGAAGTACACGTCGCGATCGATGCCCGTGACGCCGTTGACCGGCACGTTGGAGAGGGTCTTGTGGAAGCCGATGTCCTGGTCGATTTGCGCGCGCAGGCCCAGGGCGATGGCGATGGTCATGGCCTTGGCGGCCGCGGCCTTGGCCGGGTCGAAATAGGTGAAATCCGGCCAGATGAGCGTCAGCTCGCGGGCGGCAAAACCCTTGCGGTAGAGAAGGGCGTTGGCCACGCTGTCCGAGGCCCCACAGCTGGCATAGACGAAGGCGCGGAGCTTCTGCGCCACGATGACGAGCGCCGTGGTCACCTCGAGCAGGTCGTGGCCGGGCACGCCCAGAATGCGCGGGCGCACACCCAGCTTGGCTTCGGCCGTCAGCAGCGCCTGCATGCCCGTGTAGGCGCCGGACGCATCCACGCCGCCGATGATCTTGGCGCTGGTCGCCGCATCGTCGGCACCTTCCTCCACGCGCACCACGATCACAGGACAGGTCACCTGGTCCGCGATCGCTGACAGCGACTTGGCCAGGGTACCGGCAACGCCGGCCTTAGCGATCGCCGTCTTGGGCTGGGTGATGAGCACCGCCTGATTCAGCGGGAACGCGGCAGCATCGGCGTCGGAAGCGGTACAGACCATGCCGATGACGGCGGTGGAGACGGTGGTAACGGAGAGCGGTGCGGCCGAGGATTCGTCGGTGCGCGAGCCGTGGTGGTATTCGGTGGCCATGAGGGGTCCTCGCTTCGTGGGGCGGTCAGTTGCCGTTGACGTTCTGGTTGGTGTAGATCGTGGTGTCCGAGCGCTTCACCCCGTCCTTGAAGAGGTGCAGGACGATGGTTGCGCTCGAGGAGGCGGTGGTGCCGGTCAGCTGTGCCTGTGCGTAGGCGCGGCAGTAATGGTCTGCCGTCATCGCATAGCGATTGCCGTTGTTGGGCGAGTCACAGTCGATGCCGTTCGAGGCGTTGCCGACGGTCGATTGGTTCTGCAGCGTGTAATCGAAGCTGCAGGACCACTGCGATGCGGATGACCCATCAGTGAGCCAGGTGCCCGATGCGACTGTCGTGATGTCGGAGGTGCTGCGCCACCGCTGCACTTGCCACGTCCCGTTCGCGGAGACCAGGAACCTGAACCCGGCTCCGCCACGCGACTGGTTGTTGTCGTTGAAGGTCTGGCCGTTGCATGACAGCGCGTAGACAGCCGTTCCCTTGGCCGCCCACTGTTTGCCGACGTCGCCGACGCCCGAAGCGTTGAAACCGCTGTAGGGGCCGGGTGTGCCGTACGCTGCCGACGCATACTTCGTGCCGGCGTTGCCCCCCACCTTCAGACCTGCGGCGAGATAGCCGTTGCCGACAACGTCGGGGTCATACAGGTTTTCGAGGTCGTTGCCAGCAGCCTTGTAGCCAGGCATATCGGTCAGCCCTCGCTGCCCGGGACGGCCGGCATGGATGCCGCTACGATCGCGTAGGCTTCGTCGTAGAGCGCGGCATAGGCGGCTTTGATGAGCAGCACAATGCCACCAACCGATACGTTACTGAGATCGGCGTCGGTCACCGGGTCGACAAGGCCTTCGCCAAACTTGCGCGGGGCGATCTCGTAGACCGTCTTGTCCAGGTTGTACCAGTCGCCGCCGATCGACAGCCACTTTTCGTTCTGGAACAGATGCGGACGCGACTGAAAACGCACCGTAGCGGCCTGCGACTCCGGGTTGTAGAACAGATAGGTGTTCTCGGCGATCATTTCGCGGACGATGCCTTCCGCAATGGTTTCGGTGCGGGGATTCATTTGAGGGCCTCCAGTGTGTCGATGCGCTTGGCGAGCTTCGCGATGTAGCTCTCCAGTTCCTTGATATGGAGCGCGTTATCCGCGCCCATTTCCACGGCCATGCCGAGGTTGTTGACGGTCAAGCGCTTCTTGGACCGCGCGCCCTTCTCGCTCGATTTCGTTTCGGTCTCATTGACGTGGTGCGACGCCTTCTTCTGCACCCACTGCGCGATCGCGCCTTCGCCGTACGAGCCATCGGCTTTCATCTGCCAGGACGAATAGCCCTTGGCGATGTGAAGAGCCAGGCCGCGCGTGACGGCCTTGCGCTTGATGTTGAATTTCAGGCGGCGGTCGGAGTAGTTGAACCACTGCGTTACATTGATGAGGCCGTTCCAGTTGAGCACGTAGGAGCTGTTCGCGTTCTGGCGCTGAATGCTGCACAAGTCGTCGCCGGAGCCGTTGTAACCGTGCCAATACATGGCACCGTTCGCACCCATGCCCGTAAAGCGAAATGGTGCCCCGTTGGTAAAGGTGTTGTCCGCCGCGTAGAACGCGGCCGCGCCTACATGATTTGTCGGGGTCTGGAAGAACCAGTTGGTACCGATGTCGACGTATCCAAACGAGCTGCTGCCGTAGCCAAAGCGCATCAAGAAGCCGACGCTGTTACTGCTCGCGCCGAAGTCAAGCCACGCCTGCGAGGACGAATCCACAAGGCGCTCCATTCGCCAAAAAACCGAGTCCCATCCGTTTGTGGGGCTCGACGTCCGCCACGCAACGGTGCGCAATGCATCGGAGTTACTGTCACTTACGGCAGTGCGCCACGTGGCAAGCCCAGCGTTAGCGGACTGCGAGAGCGATCCAGCGGTGTTCTGCACCAGGCCGGTGAAGGTTGGGCTGGCAATAGGCGCTTTCGTGTCGAGCGTCGATTGAAGATTGGTGACGTCGCCGATAACGTGCGTGTGCACTTTCGCCGCTTTGCCATCCAGCGCATCGTTCAAGCCGATCACGTCGGTCATTGCGTGCGAATGCACTTTGGCCGCCGCGCCGATATCGGCGAGCACCTGAGCCGGGGTGCGCGGCACGAGCGGATCGCCTGCTTTGGCGGAACCGGTCAGGAAGCTCCCCGCAGTCACGGCGCCCAGGCCCGTGCCGCCACGGACGAGCGGCAGGATGCCCGTGGTGATGTCGGCCGCGTCGTGGGTATGGGGCGCGGGCGGGAACGCCGCCGGCACGCCGGTAAGGTTGGCGTACGATCGGTAATACGCGCCTTCTTTGCCGTCGAGCAGGTCGGCGTCAAGGCCGTTCCCGCTCCCTGTATCGAAGGTGGCGGCCGCCTTGAGGCCCAGGGCCAGACGGAAGGCGTCGACCTTGGCAATCGTCAGCAGCGACTTCACAAAGTCAGTTGGCGCGCCCAGGCCCAGACGTGCGTTGAGCGCGGCCAAGAGACTCTTCGGTGTCACGGTGCGCGTGCTGTCGGCGCCGGCGACGGTTTCGTCGTCGGTGGCCAGCTCGCTTACGCCCAGGCGCTCGGTGGTGGCTTGCGGATTACTGAAATTGGCGTCGCCGAAGATGATCTGCGTCGCGTTGACGTCGGCGAACTGCACGTCGACGGCAAGCAGCATGGCCGCCTGAGCCGACTTCTGGACAATCACGTCCGCCTGGCCGTAGGAGGCGAACAGCGTGCCGTCGGTCAGGTAGATGCCGAAGCCGCGCACGCTGTACGAGGCGCCGTCCGTGGTGTCGCTGATGGTGACGTGCATGGTATCGGCGGCGGTGGCACCGCCGGCGATGGTGGCGATGCGCTTGATTTCGTCGGGGAGCGGGTTGCCCGGGGCAAACGCGGTCGACGTGATACCAGCGGTGGCCACCAGTACGGCGTTAGTGCCGTTGCCGGCGGCGTTACGCAGGGCAGCGCGACCGGCCGCGGTGATTGTCAGCACGAGGGCGGCCATCAGGACGAGACTCCGTTGAACGAAAGGCGGCGATAGGACAGCGGACGCGCGGCGGCGATCAGGCCGACGCCGCCCATGGACTGCATGCCCTGGGTAAAGGTGAAGTGCGAACGGGCAGGCTTGGCACGCCGGACCTCGGCGATGATGTCGTCCACGAACTCGGCCGACGCCTGCTGGCCGCCTTGGGTCGGGACGGTGAGGATCAGGGAGAAGGTGTGCGGCACGCCCATCGGCGTGGTCTGCCACCACTCGGTGATTTCGACGTGGCCACCGAACGATTCCACGACATCGCGTACCGCCTTGGCCGTGCCCTTGCGGCGTGCAATGTCGATCGCGCTCTTGACACGGTTACGCTTGACGACCTCGGACCAATAGGGCTTCCACGAGTCCACCGAGAGCGACCAGGCGAGCCACGGCAGCAGGTCGGCGGAGATGGTGTCCGGGTTCCACAGGGTGCCGATGGCGACCGGCAAATCGAGCAGGGACAAACCCACCTGTTCGAGGGCGCGCTCGAGCTCGGTCGCGTTAGCGGGCAGGAGGCTATTCACCGATGCCCTCATAGGTCAGCTGCTTGCCGGTGCAATACGCGGCCTGCGTATCCGAGACCACGATGGTGGCGGCCGGCGAATCGATGATGACGTTCTGGATGCCGGGCACTTGCAGAGCGGCATACAGCGCCGAGAGGGTGATATCGCGGCCCAGCCGGCGCGAGGCGGCGAGGTAGGCATCGAGATTGGCCGCGGCCGCGGCCAGCGCCACGGAGGAATCCGGGCCGGCGAACGACCATAGCCGTGCCTGCAAGGCGAAGGGCACGATTTCCGCCGACTGCACGGTGACGAAATCGGTCAGCGGCCGCACGTTTTCGGCGCTCACCGTGGCATTGACGGTGTTGAGCAAGGCGGCGCTGGCCGTGCCGTCGTCGGTACGGGAAAGGACGGACACCACCACGTAGCCCGGCTGTGGGCTGGTCGCGCTGGCATCGAGCACGTCGCCGGACGCACTGCGCGCATGAAATTCGTAGGCTGCCTCGGGGCCGGCGACGGAAAAGGAGGCCGGCGCCAGGGTGATGCGATCGCGGAAGTCGTCGTCGGACTCCATCACCGCATCGGGAATGCCGTTCGCGGGATCGGCCGGGGTGATGACCAGGCGGAGCACACCCAGAAGGGCGGCCAGGTTATCGAGGTTGCTGCCGGTGGCTTGAGCCAGCATGTTCGCCCGCGAGGCGTCGTTGACGTGCTGCCGCAGATTCATCGCGACATAGGCAAACACCTGCAAGATCTTCGCCGGCGACGACGACTCGAGGTCGATATTGAAATCCGGTTTGAGCTCCTTGAACTTTGCCTTGGCGGCCGCGTAGAGGGTCTCGAAATCGAGGGTCTCCACCACGTCCGGCGGCGGCAGCTTGCTAAGCTGGATGGCGTCGGTCATGCGTTCGCGCCCTTGGCGATCGCCAGGCGAAAGCTCTGCGCCGCGCCGGAGTCGGTCAGCACCGAATCGATGATCAGCTCGAACGCGCCCTGGAACGCGTCAGCGGCGACCAGCGCGACGCGCTTGACGGCGATGCGCGGTTCCCAGCGGCGAAGCGCCGTGGCGACGGCGGAATAGAACAGCGTGCGGTTGGCGGCGTTGGCCGGCGCGTCGATCATCGCCGGTGCCCATGAGCCGTAATCGCGCCGTGCGATGCGCGTGCCGATCAGGGTCCAGACGATATCGTTGATCGACTGGCGTACGTCTTCGTACTCAGCGGTGTCCGCGCCGGTGAAGTGGTCCATTCCCGTCATTGCGGCGCGGCCGTGGTGGCGGAGCCGGCCTGCACGCCGGGATGCTTGTGGCCCTTGCCGCTGATACCGGCCGCGATAACGTCCGTGTCGCCCGTGACCGTCTGTTTTGAGTGCACGTCGCCGTCGACGCTGACGTTCTTCGTCACGGCAAGGTTGCCGTCCAGCGTCGCGTCGCCGGTGAAGAGGAAACCACCAGGTGCGCTGACTTCGACGCGGCCGCCGCCGGGCAGCACGCCCTGGAGCAGGTGCTTCACCTGGTCGTACAGCAGCACGGCGCCATCGCCGAAGGCCATGACGACGTTGTCCGCTGTGGCGCCCTCGGGTGCGGGGAATGCGTCGGAGAAGATGCCGCAAAGGGCTACGCCGCTGGCCGGGTCACCGAAGGGGGAGAGAACCAGCACCTGCTCGCCAACGGCTGGGGGAGACCACTGGCGAAGGGATTTGCCGGCGCGCGGCGCGAGCCACGGCAGCGGCGCAGTAAGGAGTCCTCCGACCTGCACGCGCACGCGTGCGGGCTTGATGGTCACGGATTGAACCGTACCGTACCGGATGAGGTTGGCCTGGGTGCGGGCAAGGTCGGAGGACATGCCCGGCAGCTTCGCCAATGGCATTTGCCCGCGCACGCGGCGCGTGTTCTAAAGCGGTGTTTTAGAACAACGGATCAGGACTTCAGGTGGTCGAGGATATGGTTGCGCACCATCTCGCGGTCGGCTGGCGAGAAGCCGAGCAGCTGGCGGCGTGCGTAGCGAACCTCGCGCGCACCCGACGAAGGCTTGTCTTCGAGGCCTTCCTGGTGAACCCGGGCGATGCGCGCGGCGCGGCCGCCAAAGCCGACTTCGACGCCGTTGATGTCGGCATTGATCTTGAGCCAGCGCGCGGTGCGAATCTTCGCGAACATGGTGGTCTTGCCGCGGCGGATCGAACCCCGCTTGCCGCGCAGGTTCTTCGACGGCGCCTTCCGCGCCGTGTAAGGCGTGCCGTCGGGTTCCTTCTGCGCCGCGATGCGTTGCGCCTGCGACTGGCGCAGGTCGCGGCCGATCAGACGAGTGAGCGCCTTGCGACCGGAGGCCGACAGCTTGGCGAGCAGCGAGCCTGCCCATAGCTCCAGCTGGTTCAGGTCGCCGTTTGCCACAGGACATTCTCCATCAGGTCATCAGGTGGCTCGGGCGGGTGGGTGATCGTGCCGGCGGCGTCGACGGCGATCGCTTCCTGTACGTCGAGCTCGAGCTTGAGGTCCACCAGCTCGCTCGTGATCATTTCGACCTCGAAGCGAAGGGCTTTCTCGGCGAGCTCCGGGTTGGCCAGCAGACCGGGCATCTCGGCGCGGATCCATCGGAGGGCCGCATCGGCTACCCGGTCCACGTCGCCGGCGAAGTCCTGGATGATCGCGGTCAGCTGGTAGTGGTACGCAAACCCGCGCCCGGGCGATCCGCCGGATACCACGCGGCCGCGCTCGGCGAAGATCGCCACGTTTTCCGGGTTGGCGGCAAGGTCGGGCCACGACGCCAGGAGCGCTTCGCGGAACCGCTGCATCTTCTTCATCGCGCGGGCGCCATGTCAGGATCGATGTGGCCGCGTACCCAGTCCTGCAGGGCGCTCAACTGCTCGGCCGTTTCGTGGCAGCTGCCGTAGTTGCCGACGATGATGTCGAGGGCTTGAGAGGCTGCAACGGCTTCGCTGGCCGCATCAGGATCTCCGGTGGCGTCCACCTCGGGCACACCAGCGGCCGCGGCGTCGTGCAGCCAGACAAAGCCATTAGGGAGCAGGTAACGGCGATCAGCAGTCGGCGTGACATAGCGGGGAATCTCCTGGCGAAGGGTGGCGGTGGTGTCGTGCACGACGCGCACGCGATCGACAAAGGCGGTGATGCGCACCACATCGGCACGCGCGGCGGAGGCCTCGAAGTCCGCCGCGATCGCGGCCGTCGACGCGGCGGCGAGCTTGGCCGACAGCGATGTGTTGTCGTGATGCTGCCACCACAGCAGTGCGCAGCAACCGGCGAGCAGTGCGGCAAGGGCGATGGTCAGGGTCTTCATGCCGCGGGCGCTCCACGATTGATCCAGCCGTATAGGAACTGGCGCTGCGCGGGGTCCGACTCGGCCAGCGCAAGGTAAGCGGTGTCCCTGACGCCCTTGATGGCGCGCAGAAGCGCCGCGGCCCCGAGCGGGCCACGCCAACGGAGGAAGGCGCGCAGCGCGTCGCGTGTGACGGCGCCGGCGTTCCCGTCCACTTTGAGAACCGCGTAGCGCGTGCCGCCGACGTTGAAGCCGTTCAACCAACGCTGCAGGAAGTTCGCCGCACGCGCCGGGCCCATGTTGACGCCGATATCCACCAGCAACGCGCCGATGTCGGGATCGATGGCGACGATCTGGTCGAAGCCGGGCACGGTGACGTACTGCTGCCGGTAGATAGTTCGTGCGGTCGCTTCGGGTAATGCCTGCATGGGGCCGGTGTAGCCGGCCAGGCGGGCCGTCCGCTCGGTGATGCCGTAACGCGTCGGCCCGCCGCGGTCGGTCGGATTATTGGTGTACGTGCCGCCGCCTTCCGCGGCAAGCACGCTGTCGATGATGCGCGCGATGCGCTGCTCGGCCAGGTCGATCACGGCAGCCGCCCATGGATCAGGCGCGAGAGGCCCATCAGGGCAAGGGCGATCGAGGCGAGCACCTCACGGGCGTAGTGGGCGAGGTTGCCCTTGTGCCGATCCATCCGCCAGGCGAACCACGCGACCGCGAGGCTTTCCACCGGCCCCGGGGGCGGCTTGATGCCGAACATGAGCTTGGCCGACGTAGCGGACAGGGCAAGAACCAGGATCCACGACAGCCAGGCATACACCTGCCGATGCCGAGAGTCGCCGCGGCGAAAGGTAAGCAGTCGCCCCGTAGCAAAGAGCGCGGATAGCAGCATGACGATCGACCAGACGCTGACACCACGCAGGTGCATCCACGCCGCCGCCAGGTTCTCCAGAATCGCGCTCTGGTATGTGCTTCCCACGGCGACGAGGCACTGCGCGCCGACGTAGCCGAGCGATGCCACACCGACCCACAACGTGCGCCAGGGCGGCGAGCGACCGGCGAAGAGGCCGAGGGTCCAGAAGAGGGTGAAGGTGGCGGCTAGGGCGAAAGCGGCCAGGAGGATCAGGATATCCATGGGATCAGGCTCCGCGCTTGAGGATGCTGGTGAAATCGAACGCCTTGACGCGATCGATAATCTGGGTGGTCACGGTGATGGCGAGCGTGGCGGCCAGGAAAGCCGCCACGCCGGTGCTATGCAGCGGTAGACGCTGGATGACCTCGGGCGCGGCGACATAGCCGGCGGCGATGCTGACCAGCAAGTAGGTCGCGCGGACTGGCAGCGACAGGTCGCGGGCGCTGGTAACGAACAGTGCGCCGCCGGCAATGGCGCCGATGAGCGCATTGGCGTCCACGCCAGGCACCAGGGCAGACGCCGCGGTGGCGGTGGCGGCGGTAGCCGTGAGCGCGAGAGCGGTGGTGGCGGGTTCGGTCATGGTCAATCCCACAGGTTGATAAGAGGGAGCACCGCCGGCGCGACGGTTGCGCGTGCCGGCAGCTTGACGAGGGTGCCTTCGGGAAGGATCGGGCCCAGCCGGGCAAGGCCGCGGTTGAGTTCCAGCACCTGCTCGGTGACGCCGCGTGTGGCGCCCAACTCGCGCCAACAAATGGCGTCCACGGTGTCACCCTGGCGAGCACGCACCACGTCCGCCTCGGCGGTCATTAGATGAGCTCCACGGTGCAGCGGCCGACACCCAGAATGTCGGAGATGGCCCAGCGCGCATTGCGCCGGAAATCGTCCGCCGCCACCGACTCGAAGTCGGCGCGGAAGTCGCCGGCGCGGGTGTTGTCCCAATCGCGGTAACTCTCGGCGAGGCTCGCCTGCACGGTGCTGGCCACCGCGCGCTGGTAGCGATGCACCAGGGCCCTGGCACCGGCGATGGTCTCGCCGATATCGGCGGCGTACTCCCAGCCCTCGGCACGCATGCGCGCACGATAGACGGCCAGTTCCTGGTTGACGCTCAGTACCGCGTCGATTGTGGCGGCACGCAGCCGTTCCGGGGTGACGTTGCCGGTCAGGCGTGACTCCGCACGCAGTTGGGCCACGTCGATATCCGGCCAGAAGCCGTCGTTGACGACGGGCGGCTCAGGTGCGGGGTTGCTGACGGGGGCGGCGCCACCGTTGGCGACAAGGCTGGACATGCGAGGTTCCTAAAACGGCGGTGGACGGGTGGGTCACCGGGGCCTGAAAGGCTGGATCGCCACCCGTGCCGCCGTGCGCCGGGGGGAGCTCAGGTGCCGTCGGACGACGGCGGTTCGTTGGAGCCTTCGCGGCGCAGGCGCGCGGCGAGTTGCTCGATATCTTTCTTAGCGCCGACCGCCTCGTGCAGGTCGACCGCCTTGCGCAGCAGCGCAATGGCCCGCGAGGGATCGTGTTCGATGAGGTGTCGGCCGGTGGCGAAGAGCAGCTTGGCGCGCACCTGGTCCGGCATGTCGCAGGATTCGGTGAGCTCGTGGGCAGCCTCGAGTGTGGCCACCGGGAAGGTCTCCTGGCGTGCATAGGCACGCAGGGCGGCGATAGCGGTTTCCTCGGCAACGAAGGTGCCAGGGGTACGCTTGAAGCGCTCTGCCGTGGAAAGCTTGTGCTCGATGATGTACTTGGCGATCGCAAATGCGCCGTCGAAGTCACCCACATCGATGCGCCAGGTCATGATGTAGGACAGCACCTCGTCCTGCACGCCGACGCCTGAGCCGATCACCGCGCCGACATAGTCGGCGTAGTCCGGTAGCAGCTCGCGCTTCAAGGAGATCTTCGCTTCCCGGGACTGGATGGCCTTCAGTCGCCGACGGTCCTCGTCCAGCTTGGCGCGGATGAGGCGGTGGGCGTCGGAGGTATGGCGGTCCACGACCTGCCCGGGCACCGCGTTAGCGGTAGCCCGGGCAGCGAGGACGCGCATCTTGTGAGCCTGCGCGGGGGAGGTCATGTCAGACCCACGAGCCGATGACGATGTTTTCCACCAGGGCGGCTGCGCCCAGGTCCTCGACCACATACGCGTCATTGCTCGACTCGTAATTGGCGATGCGATCGCGCTTGGGCTCGTCCATCACCTGACGGCGGCGGGCGCCGTCCTGGTAGTACAGCGACAAGTTCTTCGGCATCGTCACCAGCACGGCGTTGTCCGGGAAGAACGGCACGACGAGGCCGGGCAGGCCACCGATCGACTTCTGGCTGACGAGCAGCTGGGAGGCGAGCTCGTCCTGAGCGCCCTGCTGGCGGTTCACGACCGGGAAATATTTGTCGTGGAGCAGCTTGCGGCCCACGTGGGCACGCAGGCCAGTGTTCTGCTGATGCCAGGGGTCCAGCATCGTGATGACGTCGTACACGAGCGCGTCCAGCGTCTCGTAGTCGCCACCGGGGCCGACGCGGACTTGACCGGCCTGCTTGGTACCGGTGGCCATGACATTCTCGGGCGAACCTTCGCGCAGGTTCTGTAGCCAACCCTTGTTGACGTCCTGCAGGAGGGGATTGGTGGCCAGGTCCGTGGCCGGGGCAATGCTCTTGCCATTCCAGCCGATCGTCAGGCGATCGAGCGCCTGGCGCTGGATGATGGCATCGCGCAGACGGTTCTGGAAGTCGGGGAACTTCGCCCATGCATCGAGCAGCGCGTACGGAAATGCCGTGTCGAAATCGGTCTTGACGCAGTTGTACAGCTGCTCGGTCAGCGAGGACACGTCACGCGGGTTGCGGTCCTTCTGCGTGGTGTCGGTGCGGCTGGCCACCGGGCCAGTGACGCCCAAGCCTAGCTTCGCTCCCGACTTCTCGGTCACGCCGATCATGTTGATGAGGCTCAGGTAGTCGCTCGACTCTTGGATGCGGGTTTCCAGGCGCTGCTGGATCGTGGGCGACACGGCGAACTTCTCGGTCGCATGCGCCACGCTGTTGAGCGTGGCCAGCTGCGCGCAGAAGGCGGCGAAGGCAAGGCGGGTCGGATTGAGCATGGAATCCTCAGGGGGCGGGGGAGGGTGGGTGGAGCTCGATCAGCAGTCGGTGACAACCGTTGCGGGACCGTCGGCACGCGGGCGCTCGACCGTCTTGCCCGGAGCGGCGTCGAACTTGGATTCGAGATCCTGGATGCGCTTGGTCAGCGCCTCGGTCTTTTCATCGACGGTCTGGAACTGCTTGGCCGTCTGCGTGCTCTGCGCGCTACCGTGCTCGGCGACTTCGGTCATCGCCTGTTCGAGGGCGTTGAAGCGACCATCATCGGTTGCGGCTTTCCTGCTGAGGATGGAGCGGAAGCGGGACAGGAAGCCCTCGCCGACGGCGGCCGGCTCGTCTTCGAACTCGATGTCGACCTCGATGGCGACGCTGAAATAGTTATCCGCATGCTGCTTTCGGGCGGTGAGCGGGCTGACCGCGGGATTGCCGGCGGAGAACGCCAGCATTTCCGTACCCAGGCTGGCCGGGTTGTCGGTCACGGCCAGACCGACGAGATAGGCCTTGCCGGTGTCGGCAAATTTCGGGTTGACCTCGATCGAGGTGAACACCTTCTGGCCTTTCTTCGTCATTGCCACCAGGTCGTCGGTGGGATTGAGCACGGCGAAGAGCTCGGCTTTACCCGCAGCGTTGTCCTCCTGGCTCAGGCTTGCCACCTGGCCGAAGGCGCGAAACGGGCCATCCGGCAGCGTTCCACGGATGTGCTCAATGTTGATGGTGGCGGTGTACTTGGCCGGGTCGTAGCTGGCCGCCATCTGCTGGATCCAGTCGCGCTCGATGGTGCGGCCGTCGACGGTTGCGCCCTCGGTAGCGATGCGGAACTTCTTCGACTTCTTGGTCTTGTCGGCCATGCTGCGGTGCCTCGAATCGTGATGGGTGTGAGTAGGCCGTCAGCATCGGCACGCCCCTTTCGCGCGGCAACGAGCGCTTGTTCTAGGAGTGGGCTTTAAGAACATCTCGCGCGGGATTAGGACGTGGCCGCTGCCTACGCTGTCGGCCATGCTGCCCACCGTTCCCGACATCGATCCGCGCCGCCTGGCACGCCACCTGTTCTTCGCCGGTCACGGCGTGACGGCGATCGCCGATCGCCTAGGCGAGCCACGTTCGACGGTGGAGTCATGGAAACAACGGGAGGGTTGGGCATCGGCGACACCGCTACAGCGGACGGAGGATTGCCTCGACGCCCGCCTGTGCATGCTCATCCTGAAAGAGGACAAGTCGCCTCACGACTTCAAGGAAATCGACCTGCTCGGGCGGCAGATGGAACGTCTGGCTCGCGTGCGTCGCTATGAGGCACCTGGCGGACACGAGGGCGACCTCAACCCTGCCGTCGCCAACCGAAACAAGGATCCAAAGCGCAAAGCCGAGCCAAACGCGTTCACGCCCGAACAGATTGCCAAGCTGCGCGAGGCCTTTTTTGAGGCCAGCTACGACTATCAGCGGCACTGGTACCAGGCCGGGCAGAACGAGCGGACGCGGATCATTCTGAAATCGCGCCAGATTGGCGCGACGTACTACTTTGCCCGCGAGGCGTTGATCGACGCGCTGGAGACGGGCCGAAACCAGATTTTCCTGTCCGCCAGCCGATCGCAGGCCAACGTCTTCCGCGGTTACCAGCAGGACTTTGTGCGCGAAGTGCTGGACATGAATCTTGCCGGCGGCCGCGACCGGCCCATCAAGCTAGGCAACGGCGCGGAGCTGTACTACCTGGGCACCAACTCCCGCACCGCTCAGGGCTACCACGGCAACCTGTACTTCGATGAATTTTTCTGGGTGCACTCGTTCGAACAGCTGGAAAAGCTCGCCTCGGGCATGGCGATGCATAAGAAGTGGCGGGAGACCTACTTCTCGACGCCCTCGGCGCTCAGCCACGATGCCTATCCGTTCTGGAGCGGCGCGCAGTACAACGCCAGCCGCGCGAAGGCCGATCGCATCGATATCGACGTCAGCCATCGCGCCCTGGCGAAGGGCATGCGCTGCGCCGATGGCATGTACCGCCAAATCGTCACGATCGAAGACGCCGTGGCCGGTGGCTGCGATCTTTTCGACTTGGAACAGCTGCGCCGCCGCTACAGCGACGAGAAGTTTCGCCAGCTGCTCATGTGCGAGTTCATTGACGACGCGGCGGCGGCATTCACCTTCGCGCTCATCAAGCGATGCATGGTGGACACTTGGGACGTCTGGGACGACGTTCGCTTCGAGGCACCGCGGATCATCGGCGACGCCCCCGTGGGCATCGGCTTCGATCCTTCCAAGGGCACCGCCGGCGGTGATCCGTCGGGATGCACGGTGACGGCGCTCCCGACGCAGAGCGATGAGCGATTCCGGGTGCTGGAGAAATTTCAGTGGGCCGGGCAGGACTTCGACGCGCAGGCCACCTCCATCAAGGCGCTGACCGAGCGTTACAACGTCGCCGATATCGCAATCGACACCACCGGCATGGGCATCGGTGTTTACCAGCTCGTGCGCCAGTTCTTCCCCGCGGCCCGAGCGATCCAGTACTCGCCTGAGGTCAAGGCGCGGATGGTCATGAAGGCGACCGACGTGATGAACAAGGGGCGCCTGGAGTGGGACGCCGGTTGGACCGACCTCGCCGCGGCGTTTATGGCCATCCGCAAAACCATGACGGCCAGCGGCCGCCATGTGACGTTTGAAGCAGGTCGCTCCGAGGCGGTCGGCCACGCTGACCTCGCCTGGGCGGTCATGCACACCCTTATTCACGAGCCGCTCGAAGGTCGATCGGCATCCAACCAGAGCTTTATGGAGATTTACGACTGATGGCCAAGCGCAAGCGTCCCAATCCGCGATTTACGTCCGCGCTGCCGCCGACCGCGCCGGCGGCCGATGGCGGCCGCTTCGAGACGTTCACCTTCGGCGAGCCGGAGATGATCGACCGGGCCAGCCTGATGGAGTACTCCGACCTGGTGAACAACGGTCGCTGGTACGAGCCGCCGATCAACCCGCGCGGGTTGGCGAACATGATGGGCGTGGCGCCACACCATGCGTCGGCGATCTACGTCAAGCGCAATCTGCTGGTGGCCTCGTTCCAGGAGACCTCGTTCCTGTCGACGCACGAATTCGCCGCGTTTGCGACGGATTACATGGTCTTCGCCAATGCCTACCTCGAGGAGGTGCCGGCACTGTCAGGCCGCCTGCTCAAGCTCAAGCGTAGCCCGGCAATGCAGACGCGAGTGGGCGTGGATCCCGGCGCTTTCTACTTTGTGCCCGAATCCGGGATTGAGCACGCCTTCGACGTAGGCAAGGTGGTGCACCTGCACGATACCGACGTGAAGCAGGAAATCTACGGCGTGCCCGAGTACATGAGCGCGTTGCATTCGGCCCAGCTCAACCGCTCCGCGACGCTGTTCCGTCGCAAGTACTACGACAACGGCTCCCATGCAGGATTTATCCTGTACCTGACCGATGCCGCAGCGAACACGCAGGACATTGACAGCCTGCGCGAGGCGCTGCGCAACTCGAAGGGTCCGGGCAATTTCCGTAACCTGTTCTTCTACGCGCCGGGCGGCAAAAAAGACGGCATGCAGATGATTCCGGTGAGCGAGGTCGCGGCCAAGGACGACTTCGCGGCCATCAAGAACGTCAGCCGCGACGACATTCTGGCGGCCCACCGCGTGCCGCCTCAGATCCTTGGTGTGGTGCCGACGAACGCCGGCGGCTTCGGTGATGTGGAGAAGGCGACGAAGGTGTGTTATGCCAACGAAATCGTCCCGATCCAGAAACGCATGCTCGCGTTAAATGCCCAGCTCGGCGCGGAGGCCTTCAAGTTTCAAGATCCGGGTGCGGATGTCGCCTGAGCGACGTGGACATTCAAAACACAGGGCGGGCGCGATGCTCACTGCATGTGCGGACGCTACGCCACCTTCGGACCCGTCTCCCTGAGCCGCGAGGGCAGGGATGTGCTCGACAGGCTCGAGCTGGACATCGTCAGCGAGATCGACTTGCGGGACGACCAGTTCAACATCGCGCCGACCCAGAAAGCGCTGGTCATCGCTAGTGGCAAGGACGGCTACGCCGGCAGGGCGTGCCAGTGGGGCCTGGTCCCATCCTGGGCGAAAGACATGAAGATCGGGTCGCGGATGATCAACGCCCGGGCCGAGGGCCTGATCAAGGGGACGACGAAGGCATACACCGGGGCATTCAAGAAGCGGCGCTGCCTGGTCCCGGCATCCGGATATTTCGAGTGGAAAGGCGAGGCCGGCGCCAAGCAGCCGTATTTCATTCACGACCCCGCTGGCCATCTGCTCATGTTCGCGGGCCTCTGGGAGGCTTGGCGGTCGTCGCCGGCCGAGCAGTGGGTGCGCACCTTCGCCATCGTCACCGGCGAGCCTGGCAAGGTCTCCGGGGACATCCATGACCGGCAGCCTGTGATCCTCCCGCCCGACCTTTGGCGGGTGTGGGTCGAGGGCGCGCCGGGCGAGGCGAGTGCAACACTGACGGCGGCCCCGGAGGCCGACCTCGTTTACCACCCTGTGCCGAAGGCCGTGGGGTCGCCAAGGAACAATAGACCGGAACTGGTCGAGCCGATCGCGCTGTAGTCCTGCCGATACGCACACTTGCACGACGAACCTCGCGAAGATCGATCACCCTGTCCACACTTCTGAGATTCGGACCGCGTATCGTCCGCGCCCTATGACCACTGTGACCTGGCTGGATCGCGATATCGTGATGGGCGCGCCGCTGCCGCAGCAGTACGGCGCGACCGAGCGCGGACAGCGGTTTGTGGTGGTCCGCGAGCACGCCAATGGACGAGGCACTTGGCGGGTCAGTGTGTTCCCCCACGGCAACCAGGCCGAGGCGATCGAGGTGGTGGCAGGGTCCGAGCGGCAGGCTAAGCGGTGGGTCGAGCGCTGGGCGGCGAAGCGGACGATCAGTTACCCCGTGCCGGAGCGGAAAAGGCTGCCCCACGAGGGTGAGCTCAACCCACGGAAGCCGAAGGGCGCGGACGACCGCTCCTAAGAGCGGGGGCGCGGGCCACCTCAGGACGGTGCATCGCAGCAACGACAGCGTGACCCGACCTGGAACCGCCTCTATAGCCCCACGTGGGGACCTCGATTCGACGCTGTTCTGAGCCCTCGCCGGCGCTCGGCCGGCCGCGCCGCGACGCCTGGGGGCCGCGGCGCGCGTGGCGGAGAGTAAGCGGCGCAGGGGGCCGGCAGGCCCGGTCGAGGGGTTTGTGACCCCAGCGCGCGCGGTCGTCCCCCCTCCTCGCCTTCGCGCTTCTCCCCCTGCTTTTGATGCAGGTGATGTAGCGCCCAGCGTTCAAACGCGCCAACGCGTTCCGGCCGGTGCGCACGCCCCTTCCGGTGATGCGTTCTGATGCAGCCAAGCGCACCTTTAACCCCGCCGCTGAAGACAGTCGTCCCCTCGATGCGTGAATTATCAAATGCGAAAGCTTCGCATCCACTAGCTTGATTTCGCCACGAATAGATGAAAATAGGCCGCTGAAAGTCCTGGGGTTCGGATGGAGTGATTTCAGTGATGCACTGCGCGTGGGCGTGAAAAGTTACCGCGCATCAACGAGTAGCGGCATGGGGATGAAGTTATTTCCAAGTGATGTGGTAAGTAATGAATCTCTAAGTCATTGACATAAAAGGTTTATTGCTTCCGTCCACATCACTTCAAAAAAAGTTATGTCATTACCTAGAAATCACTCGGAAATAACTTCGACCGTTTGCCAAAAAAGGCCTTTGCTACAAGCGGTTAGGCGTCAAACGATCGTTACATCACTTAAATCACTTCCTTCCGAGGGCCACGACTTTGAGAGGCCCCTGTTGGCGCGCGGAGACAACCAGACCATTGTCGTCGCTATGGTCGCGCGCTCAATGCTTGGCTCGGCGCCTACCTTTTGCCCCGCCGCGTCGATACTCGCGCCCGCAGCGATCGACGCCTGTGAGTCAGCGATGTGGACCATCGCCAGTTCTCACTAGAGGCCCGATCGGGGGTGCGCTCGTATAAGTATTGGTGCATCGCGATGCGGCCAGCCAACGCCCCCGAGCGTGATAACACATGGCCCCCATTTCACTATTCGTTAATGACTTGCAGGTCATTATTGCCTCGAAGACATCTCCAAGAACACGTGTTGGCCGCTGCTCTGGCAAGCACGCCCCGCTTCACGGCCTCGGTGCGCCATCACCTGCCAACCCCAACTCGCAATCACATGGGTAACGCCAATGATCTGTCCCGAAGCTTCCACAGACATGCTTTCAAGCTCGCAACGCGGCCTCGACGCTGAGGCGCTTCGGAGGCTTGACGCCAGCATTCAGTCGGATATCGATCAAGGAAAAAATTACGCCGCGTCCATCCTCGTCGCGCGTGGGGGCACCATTGGCCATCGAAGGACCTTCGGCGAGGTTTCGCCCGGTCGGGCAGCAGCGGCAGACGACGTATACCTCATGATGTCGCTATCAAAGTCGTTCAACGCCGCGCTGGTATTGCGGGCTGTGGACCAAGGCCGCTTCAGTCTCGACACCCGGGTTGCTGAATTCTTGCCGACGTTCGCAGCAGGCGGTAAGGCACGCGTCACCGTCCGCATGCTGCTGACCCATACTGCTGGAACGTTTCCCGGCATGGCACCTCCAGGATTGGCGCCTACTGATCTGGGTAATCTCGCAAAATTTGTCGATGTAGTTTCTGCCATCCCAGCAGCTAATACCCCGGGCGAACGCGTGGTTTACAACACCGCGGCGAGTTACGCCGTTCTTGGGCAACTGCTCGTTGTCACCGACCCTGCGGGACGAAGCTTCAGACAGATTGCAAAGGAGGACTTGTTCGATCCGCTCGGTATGTTTGATACGTGCTATGGCCTCTCTCAACACGACCCGCGTAGGGTGCCCATCTCGTATACGCCGGCCCAGACCTCGGATGCCTCAATCGCTGCGATGAAGGCGATGAATGCAGCCTTTGTAGAAGGTGCGGAGATTCCTGCGGGCAGCGCCTTTGGCACGGTGGACGACGTCTTTCGTTTTGCGGAGACTTGGCGTCAGGGCGGTACAAGCAACGGCTATCGTCTACTTTCCCCCGCGCTACTGCGGTACGCCCGGCAGATTCATACAGGTAACATGAGCAATGGCGCTTGGGACTTTTATCGTGAAGCTCACGGCCTTCCCGATTATCCCGCAAACTTCTCACTTTTAGGCGGATACGTACGAGGCGAGGGCTTTTTCGAAAACGGAGCGGGGTATACGGCCTCGCCTGACACCTTCTATGCGGTGGGCGGAGGAACTACGATGTGGTTGGTAGATCCGGAGCGCGATCTTACGTTCGTTTTTTTGAGCGCCGGGTTCATCGACGGCTTGGCGCATTTTGACCGCCTCCGACGGTTAAGCGATCTAGCCCTTTCGGCATGCGTTTGAGTCACAGCTATAGCAGCCCGCATCGTGTGTGCACCCATGCGGGCTTCAGTCCAGTGGCTGGTCGAGCGAGACGTCTTCGCCAGCGATCCATTCGCCACTTTTGCGGTTGACGCGCAACACTCTTGCGGCGCCACCATGCGGGATGATTACCAAGTCCAGCACCTTGCCGCTTTCGTCGCTGTCGAGGTGAATGCCGCGGCGATAGACCACGATGCGCGAAAAGGTGTCTGCCACCAGCTGGCGTGCCTTGAGCCTCGCGTCATAGTCCTGGGACTTTACCGCCTCCACGAGCTCCGCCCACGCCTGTGCCGCAGCAGGGGTCTTACGCGACAACATCGACAGTTCTCCCTCGGCCGCCGAAAGAGTGCCGCGGACCGACACAAGTTCGGCCTCGATGTTGCGGATCTGCCGTAGTAACGTCGGCGGCGGCGCCTCGTCGTCTTGCAGCAGCACGTCGGTCAACCGCTGGAGCTTCCTCTCGCATTCGGCCTCCTTCGCGCGCGCGGTGGCCACGTGTTGCCGCGCCGGCCCATCCTGAGCGGTTCGGTCGAGTAGGGCGTTCAGGTTGATCTGGTCGGCGCAGTACGTGAGCAGAGCGCGCTCGATCGGGGCAACGCTCGTGCTGCCGCCTTTGACCGGGCAACGTCGGCCGGCCTGGTCGGAGCAACAGGCAATGCGACGGTGGCCATCGAGCACCTTGCCGCGGTCGTCGCGTCGGCGGCTTGTCAGGTTTTGTCCGACCATCGCGGATCCGCAATACCCGCAGTAGCTCACGCGCAGGCCAGTGATGATGCCTGGGATTTCACCCTTACCCTTGCGGCGGCCGCGCTGGGTGAGCGCCACCTGCAGATCGGTGAACGCCTCGTCGGTCAGCACACGCGGGTAATAGCCCTCAAGTCGATACTCGGAATCCCCGACGTTCAAGGTCTTTGCGCCTACCAGCGCTGGGAGCCGGAGCAACTTGTACAGGTTCGACGCCGCCGTGCGCGCGCTGACCGCAAGGCCAGCGTCGTTAAGCCGGTCAATGATCTTGGCTGCGCCGTGACCATCCAGGAACAGTCGGATGGCCAAGCGTACCGCCTCCAGCCGCTCCGGCACGAACTCCCAGGCGCCGTCGACCAGACGGACCCACTGCGGATCTTTGCCGTTGCGTATGACGCCGCGAAACGTTCCAGCCTGCCAGCCGTCGCACTGCCGGCGAATCGCAGCACGCACACGCTTACTCTTGGTATCGCTTTCCTCGTGGGCGCGGATCATCACGAGCAGGCTATAGATCAGGTCCATCGGGTTGGCGGTGAGGCCTTCCCGGCTGTATTCCTTTCCGTCGCTCGCTGTCACAACGGTGATGCCAGCATTGACGACTTGGGCGAGTTGGGCTTGCGCCGAGAGGGGAGCGGTACGGCTCAGCCGATCGAGGCCTTCCACCACGAGGAAGGAACCCGGGGCGATCTTGCCCTCGTCGATAGCGCGGAGGAACACGCCGAGCGCCCCCTGCTTGATGTGCCGCTGGTGGTATGCGCTCAGGCCCTCATCACGCAGCGAGAGGGCCTGGTCGAGCACGAGGCCGCGCTCGCGTGCCCAGCGTTCCGCGTATTGCGACTGTCGATCTGCACTGCTGCCGGCGGACTGCTTTGCGTCGCTGAATCGTAAATAGCTGTATACTTTCGCGTTTTTAGACAT